AGGATATGAAGATTATCCTACTTTAAGTGGTGATGTATTTGATTCGAGTAAGATAAATGATGTTTTGGTAGGTTCACCACCAGGAGTAGCAACTTCTGAAGCGGTAAAACAGAAGAAACGAGATATAGGAGCAGTTCAAACTATCAAGAATGCAAGAGTAAATGTTGACCAAGTTCCTGACCATGTACAAAATGCATTAACAAGAGATTATTCAGCAGTTATGAAGGCAATTGACCAAAAGAAAAGTGGACTTGGAGGAATTAGATAATGGGCAGAGCACGAAGTGCGTTAGAATTAGATTTAGATCCAGATGTAACTATTGGTTTAGGATTACCCATGCAACATGATGAGGTGAATGGTTTTTTTCCAGGAACTTCAACAACTCTTTTACAAACAGGAAGTAATATTAGAAATTTGCTTTTAACAAATAAAGGTGAAAGAGTAGGACAACCTACTTTTGGTGGAGATTTATTTTTAATTATGTTTGAACCAATGAGTGATGAACTTATTACCAGAGTTGAAGAAAAAATATCTGAAGCAATGACTGATTGGATGCCACACGTAACAGTTAATAAACTTGTAGTTGAACCAGATGAATCAGAAATTAATCAGATGAATATTGAACTCGAATTTAGTCTTATTATGAATCCAGAAGTACATGATGCTATAACTTTGAGTTTTCTTACTGGTACATAATTTAGTGGAGAAATAAAATGGCGAGAGTCCAAAAAGATGTTAGATATTTAAATAAAGATTTTGGTGCCTTCAGAGAAGGTCTAATAGAGTTTACAAAAACTTACTATCCAAATACTTATAACGATTTTAATGAGGCATCTCCAGGAATGATGTTTATTGAAATGGCATCATATGTGGGAGATGTTTTATCATATTATGTAGATAGTCAATTTAAAGAAATGTTATTAGCTTATGCAGAGGAAACAAAAACTATTTATGAAATGGCTCAAGTATATGGGTATAAACCAAAAATAACTCGTCCATCTTTTACGAATATTGATGTTTTCCAAACAGTTCCTTCAACAGGAATAGGTACTTCAGTTAAACCAGATATGAGTTATGCTTTGACTCTTAATGAAGGATCACAACTTACTTCAAATAATGGAACTGTATTTAGAACATTAGAAGATTGTAATTTTAAATATTCAAGTTCATTTGATCCTTTAACTATTGATGTGTATGAAGTAAATCAATCAACTAAAGTTCCATCATTTTATTTATTAAAAAAGAACGTGAGTGTATCAAGTGGAACTATTAAATCAGAAACTTTTTCTTTTGGTACAGCAGAATCATATCCACGAATAAGATTGGCAGAATCAAATGTTATAGAAATAATTTCAGTAACAGATAGCGATAGTAATACGTGGTATGAAGTACCTTATTTAGCACAAGATACTACTTTTATAGAAATGGAAAATACATCCGCAAATGATCCAAGTTTGGTTCAATATAATGATACAGTTCCATATTTGTTAAAATTAAAAAAGACACCAAGACGATTTATTACTTATATTATTCAAGATAGTTCAACAGAATTAAGATTTGGATCAGGAATATCAGATAGTCCAGATGAAGAAATAATTCCCAATCCAAATTCGGTTGGTTCTTCATTACCAGGAAGTCCAAGTTATCTTGATACATATTTTGATCCAGCAAACTTTTTGAAAACAGAGGCATATGGTCAGGCACCTGCAAATACAACTCTTACTGTTAAATATTCTTATGGGGGTGGGATAGGTGATAATGTTGCTGCAAATACAATAACAAATATAACTAATATTGGATTTACCCAAGAAACTACAGGACTCGATACAGATTTAGTTACTTCAACTCAGAATTCGGTAGCAGTAACTAATCCATATCCAGCAACAGGAGGAAAATCTGCAGAATCAACAACGGAAATTAAAAATAACGCTTTAGCATATTTTCAAGCACAGGGCAGAGTTGTAACAAAGGAAGATTATATTACAAGAACATATGCAATGGGAAATAAATACGGAGCAGTTGCAAAGGCATATATTGTTCAAGATGAACAATTAAATATTCCAAGTATGCAAAAAGAGACTTCCGATGGTTCAGGTATTTTTGTTGATGAAAGAAATTTAGATCAACTAAAAACGAAAAATATACAATCATCTATTAAAAGACTTCCAAATCCAATGGCGTTAAATTTATATACACTTGGATATGATGGAAATAAAAAACTTACCCAACTTAATGTGGCAGTTAAAGAAAATCTTAAAACATATCTTAGTCAATATAGATTAGTAACTGATGCAATTAATATTAAGAATGCATGGATTATTAATATTGGAGTTAAATTTTCTTTTATAGCAAGAAGGGGATATAATAAAAGTGAAATAACTTTAAGGTGTATTGAAAGAATTAAAGAATTTTTTGATGTAGATAGATGGCAAATTAATCAACCAATTGTTATTGCTGAATTGGCCGCAGCTATTTCAAATGTTGATGGTGTAGGGGCAGTTGTTCCACCTAAAGAAGATAATCCACAAAAACATCCTGTATTAATTACTAATAAATGGCAAACTGCAGATGGTTATTCTGGAAATGTATATGATATAAATTATGCGACAAGAGATGGTATAGTATATCCTTCTTTGGATCCGTCTATGTTTGAATTAAAATATCCTGATACAGATATAGAAGGAAGAGTGACTGGTGATTCTGCCGGTATGATTTTTTAAAGGAGAAAATTAATGCATTATTTTGAATACGCAACAAAAGATACAACATTATATGAAACAAGTGCAAGTATGAATACCGGACTTGATGAAATTCTTGAAATTAGAAAAGATATGAACGCAGACGGTTCAGTAGTAAATGTTTCTCGTGCATTAATTAAATTTGATTTGACTTATGTATCAAAATCAATATCATCTGGATTAATTACATCTGGTTCACAAACAAAATTTTATTTAAATTTATATGATGCAAATTCATCTCAATTAAATATTTCACAAACTTTATATGGATATCCAGTAAGTCAATCTTGGGAAAATCCAATGGCATACTATTTCAGGATCTGGTGGAACTTGGTATAGTGGAAGTGGATATGAGGCATCACAATCTTTTACTCACGAACCAGCTGATTTAAGAATGGATGTAACAGATATTATTTGGAAATGGTTACATAGTACAGTTCCAAATGAAGGTTTTATGTTAAAGAGAAGTGGTAGCGTTGGGAATTTAGGTTTAGCCGAAGAAAACGATACTACACGTTACGGGCATTTTAGTTTCTTTTCTCGTGAAACTCATACAATATATCCACCAAAGTTAGAAGTTATTTGGGATGATTCTACTTGGGCAACAGGAAGTTTATCAGCACTTTCTTCTGCTAATTTAGAAGATATGAATCTTTATATGAGAGGACTACGACCTAAATACAAAGAAAATTCGAAAATAAAGTTTAGAGTTATTGGTAGAGAAAGGTTTCCTGAAAGAACATATTCAGCTACCGATCAATATCAAACTGGATATAATACGGTAAAATATCTACCAAGTGGAAGTACTTATTATGAAATTAAAGATGCTTATACAGAAGATGTTATTGTACCATTTGGAAGTGGTTCAAAGGTAAGTTGTGATTCTACAGGAAATTATTTTAATTTTTGGATGAATGGATTACAGTCTGAAAGATTTTATAGAATAAATTATAAGGTAGTAAGTGGTAGTGGGACTGCTGATGAAACCATTCAATATTTCGATGAAAAACATTCCTTTAAAGTAGTGAGATAAAAGATGCCATATACAAAAAAAGAGTTGCTAGAAAATCCATTTTGGCAAAAACTTCATGAACAAGATAGAGCTGATTATCAGAAAAAACTTGAACAGGCCGAGACATTTAAAGATGTCACAGAAATAGTTGATATTGATTTGGGAGTATTACCAGTAAATCCTCAAAAACCATTAAGAAATGATGTGGGAACATTTTTGGCATTTGAAGATCCAGATAGTGAGGAACATTTAAATTATGAAAGACCCAATCAATCTATAACAATTGATAAAAAATCTCCGATATATCATAAAGGTGATTTATGGAATAAAGTTTTAGATAGAGAAATAAAGGAACTTACATAAAATGCCACGACAACAAACCAGATTAAGTGATAAAGATTTTAAACTTCTAAAAAAAGAAGGAATGGGAATTTTAGGAGAGACTGGTCATCTTTTTCCTACTTTTGGAAATAGTATAGAAGATTTTGTAAAATTTTGTGTATATGATATGAATGATACTTATCTTAAATCTGGTATTAGTGAAGATTTTGAAAGTCCGGGTAATGATTTAAGAAAAGTTGGTTTTACTCGTGGTAATTATAAAGTTAAGTATTTTTTTTATAGGAGATTGGCAGGTGCAGACGAAGTTGTTTTAACTAAAACTGTCGGAAACCAATCAGGAATAATTCATAGTGGAAATCCAAAACTTACTGGTGGAGAAATGGGGGCCTTTTATGTTGATGAAGATGGTAAAGTATATGAAGGTGAAAAACCACCTACTGATGGAAGTGAACCAAGTGAACTTGATGTAAAAGAATATAAATTTTTTATTGATGAAATATCATCAGATAGAACAGAAGTCCGGTTGGCCACTCAGGCGATTAATTCAGATAAATATAAAGATGAGTTTAATAATTTATTATATCCAGGAGGAGTTTATACTCCTGTAACAGGTACCAGTGGTGATACTCTTACCAGCCCGGTGTTGGATGGTAGAGGTAAATTTAAAAGTGAAGATGGTGCGGGATTTGAATTTGATACAAAGGCTAGTACTGATTTAGGATTTTTAAAAAATTATCAAGGTGGAATTCTTCAAGTCGAGAAAGCTTTTATTACAGGATATACCCCTATCCCAAACACTAATGAAAATTCAAATTGGTCATTAGAAGATCCAATACCAGTTATAACAATTGAATCAAATTATCCCGATGGAAATGTAACAACGAACACTCCAGTAACATTTACATCAAAAAGAGAAAATGGAAATGTAGCCCCATCACAACTTTCTTACTATTGGGATTTTGGTTGTGGTCATCAAGAGGTTGGTGGTCCTGAAATTACTCATGACTATACGATAGATGGAAGCATGAATGTTTCTGTGGTGATTAATAGTCCTAATTTTGTTGATACAGTTATATTAGATAATCCTTTAAGTATTTCATACCCTCCTGATGATCCAGAACTACCACCGTCACCGTCACCAGAACCCGATAGAATAATTGAACATATTCCAAATGGTACTGTTATACATTATTACCAGAATTATTGGTTAATAGAAGGCGGCAAGAAACGTCATATTGTATCGTGGAGTCCAGATGGTA